GCAAAAGCTGTTGCTGATTCTTTTGCATTTCCAGTTCTTTTTTAAGATATGTGGCACTTCCAACAGCTTTTTTACTCTGCACAGACCATAAATCTAATTCTTTTCTTAGTATTTGTTGTTCTTTTGTTGCCATTTGCATAGTTTTTGTATATTGGCTTGCATCAGCTTGAAGCCTTAATAACATTGTTCTTGCTACCGCCATTAGTTAATCACCCCACTCCTTTATAGCCTTATCTATTTCGTCATAAAACATTTTTTCAAGTTCATTTTCTTTAGCAATCATAGCAGGACGGAGCCACGGTTTAGCTTTTTGCCTTGAAGTCCCATACTCAGAGAATTTACCATAAAAGCTTTCAGACCTATCACCCTTATCAGTACCCACAACAATGGATTTACCCTTACTACTATCACGAATATCACCAATCTTAATATTTTCTTGTAATTTACCCGTTCTACGCTTCAATACACGATAAACATTGGCTTTAGCTTCGGTTTGCAAAACCTTTGCACCTTTAACAAGGTATGTATCAATAACCACATCAGCCTTTTCACCAAGCTTTTTAAAAGTTTTTATAGTTTCATCAATTTGGGTTTGATTGTCTTTCATATACCGTCACCCCCATTTTTGGATACAAAAAAGACGCTTGTTTATTTCACAAGCGCCTTTTTTTATATTATTTTATTACAACATTTTATGTGGTTTTACTTTTTACAAAATCTATAATCCTACTAACATTTTTAATCGCAAGCAACACATCTGATTCTTCTAAATCAATGTGAAACGGATATCTAACCATAACTGCATACGAAGTTAAATCTGAACATTCATCCATTATTGTTTCGAATTCTGCATCATATTCGATGCATTTTCTACATAACGAGATAAGGTTGTGCGTCTTTTCAGCTTCTGCACCTTGTATAAAAATATATCCCTTTAAATACTTTTCAGCACCTTGTTGGCAATGGTAACATATAATTTCGTTTGAACGTTTAGGCATATCAAGTAAATATTGTGCAACTTCATAATCCATATCACCAAATGCAAACCATTCATTTGAAAAAGTATTAATGTCCATACAATTTAACCCCTTCACGCATAATTCTGTTTTCAAAAGTGTTAGATATTTCTGCTCTTTCATAAAAATCATTTTTATGGTACAAAACAATATCAACAGGTGTATTTTGAATGTGTGAAATCTCCCTATATATGCTCCTCAAAAGCACAGGTCTTCGCTCAGTTACATTATCAGATATTACACATAAATCAATATCACTATATTCATTAGCATTTCCTGTTGCCTGCGAGCCAAAAAGTATAACCTCATTAGCATTCCCTGTCTTTACTATAACAGACACTAAACTATTTAATTTCTCTTCAAGCATTGAGTTCAATTTTCACACCTTCTCCCTATTAATTCTATGCTTTATTATAATACATTTTCTTAATAAAATCAACAATTTATATTTCAATTAATTCCACCCACCATTTTTAGCAGCATTTTTAGCCTTATCATATTTCTCGTCCTGTTCTGACTGATCCTCACGCATACGCTCACATATACGAAAATACGCTTTCCATTCCTCTAATTTCCAAGATGGCAAGGCAAGAACTTCATCAACATCAAGAATATGTAATGCTTCAGCGAGGCTATATGCAAAAAACCTTATGCCTCGCTGTTCGAGTTTTTTTCTAATTCCTCTACATCTTTGTCCGAAAGTCCTGACAGTCTTTGTGCCACCTCGAATAGTTTATCAAGGGCAGATGCAGATTTCGCACCCAAGACTTCAACATCGCTATCAGCAAATATTCTATTGCCCTGTTCATCACAGATTGTTTTTACCAACAACTTTGCCCTAAGGTTCGCCCGATTCATTTTAACATCTACCTTTTTACCATGTTCACTTACAATAAACAGTGACTGCTCATAGCTGTCACGCTGTGCTCCCGTTAGACCCTTTACAAAAACATCCACATTCCATTCAGAAATATGCACCTTTTCCTGTGTAATATCCTGCGTGCCGAGAATTATTTCTCTTAAATCTTTACCCATAGATTTTCGCCTCCCAAATTAAGTTATTTGTTCATTTGCTGAAATAAAGCTAACAGTAGCATCCTGCGGATTGCCAACTGCTGCTTTTATTTCTTCTTTCTCAAAATATGCTAACACTACTTTTGGCTGCGTACCTTCAACGCCACTATTAAATATTATATATTTAGGTGTACCAGACAAAAGTGCGTCAGTAAAAAATGTATCAGTCACATCCCACTGTGATATTGTTCCATATGCAAACTTCTGCATTGGCAGTTTACGCTTGTGTGTATCTCCAAAACGTGTAACATCAGCTACATCCACACCCTTTCCAAAACTAAACTCATGTGCTGTAACGGCAAGTGATTTTGGTATATATTTTCCGCTTATTGTAACAACATCCTCTGCATTTCTTGCAGTTGTAAATATAACCTTCCCAAGTAGATAATTGACCTTGAAACCACTGCTACCCTGAACACCATTTACCTTAACAACGAGTGTTGTTTCGCAGTCAAGTAATTGTTTTGCTTCATTATATATTTGATAGGTTTTATTATCTATTGTGCTTGTGGTTTCATCCGTCATTGTAATTGGCTCGCCTGTTACATAAATAGAAGCCTGTTTTCCTGCTACCATAATTCATCAACTCCTCGCTGGAAGTGCTACCGGAGCACCATTTCCACTTAATTTTGCAGAGAATGACTGTTTTGAAATGTCTGCCTTCCAATCAAATGATTCAATAATCACTGGAATTTGTGTTCCTGCAACAGTTGTACCTTGTGGATATATTCCTATAAAAATAGTATCACCAGGTTCTAACAATACCTGTCCCGTTGTATCCACTGGATCATAATGCCCACTAAGTGAAATATCACTATCCTTTATACCGCCCATCCTGCGTTTATAGTCATCGCCGAATTGTGTTATCTCTAATATTTCACACAGTTTGTTATATCCTGCATCGTTTACCCCGTTTATCTTATTTCCTGTACTACCTGTCATTTGTGAAGTATGAACCCATACTTCGTTTAATTTTCCTGCCAATTCTGACATACAAAAACCCCTCCATTACTGTTATATTTGGTTTTGAAAAAATACACGGAATTCTAATATTACACTGTAAATTTCAGTATCTTCCTCATAATCGTCTATTTCATTTTCAATTAGTACTGCTTGTATATAAATATCATCAACCATAATCCGTAGATTTTGCAAACAAAGCCTTAATGTTTTAGCTGTTTCCTTTGCTTCATGGTAGGTTTTTGCGAAACACACAAATTGATAATCAGGGTATGAAAAACCGCTATCTCCACCCATACTATGTTCAAATGTTCCTGCGATTTTCTGATATGTTACAGCAGGGTAGCTAACTTTCTGTGGTAGTACCAGTGGATATATTCTACTTATTCCATTTGCCTTAATGTGGCTTACCAATGCTTCTTCAATATGCATTATAACAACTCCTGACACATAAGTTGTAATTCCATATGCCTTTCTTCAAGGTCAATAATTGCATTAATTTCGTAAACTTTATTACCAAATTTAATACGCATATCAGCTGTAAATTCTGAACGATACCTTATTATAATTCTTACTGTTGTTTCTGCATTTTCTTTTTGAGCAGCAAAAAATTCTCTACCTTTTAAAGGTTCAACCGATGCCCAAACCGTAGCAAAATCTACCCATTCCTCCGTTTCCTCACCAAATGCATTAATGGTTGGCTGATTTTGTTGTATTGTAACCCTATTTCGTAGCTTAGAAAAATCCATCACCAAACAGCCTCCCTATATGGTGCAAGCAAAGAGTGTACCACCTCTGGCACACCCTCTATTGTTGCATCCCTGTTTTCATAAAAGTAGCCAACAAGAATAAGTGCTGCCTGTTTTATACTTGGTGGCACTTCTTCAGGAATAGGCTTTCTAATATAATTTGTACAATATTCCTCAGCAAGTGGTATAAGGCTGCCGATATATGTATCGTCATCAGTTATATCTACTTTTAGAAATAACTTAACCTCGTCTAAACTAAGCAAAATAATCACCTCAATCTAAGCCGACTTCATTTGAAGCACCTTTACAGCCTCGTTAAGCGTCAATTTTCCGTCAACACGCTGACCTGCTTTAAATCCTACCTGCCCTGTTGCAGCATACAGCTCATTTAATCGTTGGAAACTTCTACCCTGCCGATCAGCGATCCAATAATACGAGAAATCACCAAACATTATAGTTTTAGCGTTTGCAGCAATGATCGGCATAAAGCTTGAAGTTTTTACCGGACTGTTGAGTATTGTATCAGGGTTCCCCACCGTTAATGATGGCTGCCAAATGTAGTTCCCTACGGTATCCTTAAACTTTCTGATTGCCTTTATTGTAGCATCATTAGTTATAAATACAGCCTTTTTCCTATATGGGGTTTTAAGACTGTGGTATAAATCAATCAGCTCATCGCATTTTAACGAATCAGCGGCAGCAGCTGTAACTCCAACCTCTGCACCTACTAATACTCCGGTAGGCTTGCCAGTTCCATTCCCGATTATAAAGGCTTCTTCTTCAGCCGACGCCATTCTTCTGGCGAACTCTTTAGCAAGATAATTTTCAATACTGAATACGCTGTCATTAATGAGTTCCTCACTCACCTTTATAATTGTGGTAAGCTTATGTGCGCCCAGAGTAACCATACCAAAGCTGTCATCACTCTCGGTCAGAGCCGCCTCCTCATCCGTCCATGCGGCACTGCCGTGCCCTGCTACAACAGGAATTTTCTTTTCACCAAATGATGTAGATATTACATTAGCAACCTGTCTGATTATATTTTCCTCCGTCAAACCATCAATTAATGTTGCCTCAAACTCATCCGGCACTAAATATCCGCCTTCACTACCATCCTCACCGCCGATTTGTAGAGCGTTTAAAACCTCTGTTGTCGAATTTTTATTCCTCATATACTTCCAATATGAATTATTGTAATTTTCGCTTGCCCTACCTGTTTTTGTATCAGCATTTCCCTTGGGCATGTTTTTAATAGCAGTATTGACAGGTGCGTTCAGCTCCAACTCAAGCTGTGCCTGACGCTCCAGCATCTCAATCTCCCGCCCCATTGCTACAATGTCAGCCTCCATCTTTTCATACTTTCCCACATCCTCAGCGGATAGAATATCTCCATCACGTTTTGCGCTGTCCAAAAAAGCCTTTGTTTGCTCCCAAAGCTTGCCACGTTTTTCCCTAAGCTCTAAAATTTTATTCATATTCTTTTACCTCCTGATAATAAATTTAATCTTGTTTCAAATTGAGTGATATCCTCGCCTTTAGGCTTCTCAATGGTTTTAAGCTTACTTTTCATTGCTGAAACTGTATTTGTCACCATTGCAAGCTTATTAAATGTAAATCCCTCTATATCCTCCTTCGGAGCCACCGTATCCTCTGCATACAGCATTCTGTCACATAGCCCCATATCAATAGCAGATTTTGCATTGAACCAGGTTTCAGCATCCATAATCTTTGATATTTTTGCCCTTGAAAGCCCTGTTTTCATTTGATAGGCATTAATTATTGACTCTTTGACCTCATTCAAAAACTCTATACCCCGCTCCAATTCCGATACTTCACCGAAGAGGTTTAGAGCCGGATTATGTAGCATCATCATAGCGGTGGGCGACATTTCAACCATATCGCCCGCCATCGCAATTACACTTGCAGCACTTGCAGCAATACCGTCAATTTTCACATTAATACTGCCTTTGTGCTCCTTTAAAGCTGTATATATCTGGCTTGCCGCAAAGCAGTCACCCCCCGGGCTATTAACCCATACTGTCACATCTCCGTTGTAACTTGAA